ATTCTTTACCTTTTTCTTTTTCTTTTTCTTTTTTTTAAGAAACTTCTTTTTTTGACCGGGTTTAGATATTTGTTGCGGCATAGAAGATCTACTAATCATTATTAATATATCTTTTGAAACTCTGCAATAACTGTATACATATTACCAGAATCCGCGGCACCCGGTACCACAAAATTAACATCACTTTGATTACTGTTACTAGATTTATCTGCTGGTATACCACCAAACTCTCTAAAGTCCCAATAACCTGCGCCAGTTAATCCTATGATAGGGATATCTCCATCTGAATCTTCCTCATCTAAACGTGCAAAAGAGTCACCTCCATCGCCTCCTTGACAAGAATACCAAACTCTAAGTAATCCTAAATGTGCTACAGCAGTTCCATCTGACCTAGCTGCTAATGCAGAAACGTCACCCATAACTGTTGTACTTCCTGTTCCGTCTGATTGATTGACTATTTTGATAACAACTCTATTGTCGTTTTGTTGTAGGATAGTCGGTCCTGTAACTGTGTCTGCCATGTTCCCTCCTTAATTAAGAACTGTGGGGCCGTAGCCCCACGATATTATTTTATTGGTCTGCGAATGCAGGTGCATCAGCACCTTC